GTGAAGTTCATGTTAGCAATGTCACCGATACGAGCAGAGTTAGCTACACGAGCTTGGAATGCTTGATCAAACTCCATGCCCATGAATGTAGCACGTTGCTGTGCAGCAAGCATTTGTCTTTGCTGTCTGTTAGATAAGTTCTGTGCTTCAAACTGTGCTATAGTAGCCGCATCCATCTGAGCGATAGGTAGTGCTGCTTCCATTGCAGCTTGCACCACAGCTTGACCTGCAAGACTAGACGCACCAAGACCACGAGCAGAGAGTGTAGCCATTGCGGTACGCATAGATCCTGCAGCCCAAGCAGGTGTCTCACCACCCTCAAAGTCAGCCATTAGTTGTTCTAGCTGACCTGCAACTGTTGCCTGTTTACTTGGTGTAGCTTCTGCGTGTTGTATTGCTTCAGTAAATGTAGCAGCTTTGGTAGCATCTGCTTCACCCGATATTATCTCACCTAGTTTAATTTCTCTAGGGTCAGGAGCATCTACTTTTATAGCGTTACCTAATTCCGCTTCCATGCCTGTGATAGATGTACCAACTTGTTGTTGTGCGATAACATCTTTTGTAGGTGTGCCTGTAGCTGCAGTTAATCCTGCAGTTTGTAGTTTTACCTGTGGTGTAACAGTAGTAACATCTGCCTCTACAGGTGTAGAAGCTATAGGTGCTGCAGCTTGTTGTACAGTGCCTACTGTAGCAGCTTCAGCAAAGGGGGCTATCGGTACAGCTTGACCTGCGTCCACTGGTATAAACTCACCTGCAGTAGGTTGTATCATAGCTGTAGTAGGCTGCATTGGCTGCATTGTTTGTCTTACAGCATTTGCTTGCATTTGAGCTAATTGATCTGTAGTAAGACCACCTGTCTCATACCTTTGTACAGCACCACCCTTATTAAACTTCTGTATGTATCCACCAATAGCAAGCCCTTTAGCTTTAGCAGCAGGGTTAGCTTCTTCAAACTGTGAATGACCTTCTCGTGTTTTAGGACCATTGTAACCCATCTTGCGGAAGATACGGTCTTTACCTTCTAGCGTCATGTTCTCCATCAAGCCACCATCTGCAGCACCTGTAGTTTGTGCTTCTATCTTAGAAAATCCTGGCGGTACATACGTAGTAGGTTGACCGTTAAATTCAGTAATCATTATTTGTTGACCCAACTCATTGCCATATGGCACAGTCTGATAACCTTGAAATACTGCAGGATACGCAGCACCTGTTCCTGGCTGAGTTGTTACAAGAGTCTGTGGTACAGCACCTTGTGTACCTGCATACTGTGTTTTGTAAGAAACTTGAGATGGCACTGCAGACATACCACCTGTCTGTGTTGTTGTTGCTACGGTGCCTGGACCTGATCCTGCTGTTGGTACTACATCCTGATATGTAACTGGTGCTACTTGCTGCATTACTGTTTGAGATTCATCAGGATCAACAATAGGCACACCGCCTGCAGGTACTTGTTGTACAGTTGTTGGAGGAGTTACAGAATCAAAAGCACCACCTGCTACAGCAGGGTTTACAGTTTGCATGTAGTCACCTGCTGTCAAGCCTGTTGTACCTGCTCCTGTTGTACCTGCTCCTCCTGCATCATCACTACCATCTGTTGTATCTTCATCATCATCTATTTCTTCTTCTTCATCTATAGGAGTTACAGTAGTAGCTTTACTTATACCTATAATCTCATTAGCTAAAGTTCTAGCGTGTTCAGCTTCTACTGAGTCACTACCTATTCTACCACCAAGAGTACCTACGACATTGCCTTGACCATCAACTAAGTCTAGCGTAGTCTCCTTGTCTCTTTTAAGGAAACCACTTCCACCTACAGTTAGGTTAGAATCATCATAGGTTACACCTGTAGCTTCTGCAGCAGCAGTAGCTGTTTCTTTAAATCTGTCAAACTCTCTCTGTAAATTTCTTGCGTTATAACTTCTTCTACTTGAAGCAGACTTTCTGTTTTTTCCTGAGCCTCTTCTTTTTCCTTTTGCAGCATTCAATATAGTCTCAGTAACAGTACCGTCTGCATTAGTAACCTTCTTGATTATACCAGTACCGCTACCTGTAGCTACAGCATCGTAAACTGTACCATCAGCAGCAGTAAAAGAATCTATAACTTGTGCGTTTCTTGATCCTGTAATTACATAATCTAAGTCAGACATATTATATTCCTTACTTACCCATTGTCATCCATACCGCACCTGCAATAAATGTCAGGACTCCAACGGTAGTCATTTTTACTACGGTTGATCTTATAGATCTACGTGTATCTCTCCACGCTTCTATAAGGTTACGCATCTCTATTATATCTTTAGCTGCATCGTCATCGAGTAGCCCAATAGAACGTAGTGCTTCTTTAGCACCACGACTAGCTGCATTGTCTAGCATCTCTTCTAGTTCTTCTGGGGAGAGTTTGATGTCACTCATAGTAGCCTATACCTATATGTGTGTCAAGGTTGTGTAGGCCAATCAGCATCTTCAAGTGAAGGCCAGTTTTCGTGAGTAGGAAGGTTGCGTAATGATGTACGATATGTAGCCCAAGAAGTCTTTGCTTCATCTGCTAGTGGGCTGTCTGGCATCTGTGTCCAATCAGATGCAGCAAGTAACTCATTGCGAGTGACTCTGTGTTCGGCTGCTAGTCTATCGTTAGCACCATCAGCCCATTCCTGTTCTTCTGCGTCACGAGCTAGTTCTTCTTCTTCGGTGAAGTATACCTTACCGTAAGAAGTCATTCTATGTCTTGGATTTTCTCTAGTCATGTTTATTCAGCCCATATAAATGTAATTGTCCATCTGTAAAAGTTCCAGAGTTATTGAAAAATCTAAAGCCTGTTATAGGGTAAGGCTTATGAGAAGTAGTAGAATAATGACCAGCAGCTTCCATTCTGATTGTAGATGATCCAGAGTTCCCTCCCGATATATTACTTTTCATTACTTTTGTGTTACCCACTTTACCGTTAATATACATTGTTCCAGTTAAATTTACCATCCAAGGATAGCTAGAACCTCCGTATTGCCAATAGGTAGTTCCGTTATTACCGTCAGTTGATTGTGAGCTATTTGTAGCAATGGTTGATGAGTATGAATAATTACTATTTCCAGTTACTGATGTTTCATTATTTAAAAATAAACGCATCCTAGCCTGAGTTTGTGTAGAAAAATTTAGGTTATCAAAATGAATGTAGAAAGCATCAAAATTTGCAATATTAGAATTTGTAAAATCTAACTGTGAACTGCTGTTGGCAGTTAAAGTTTCGATGTATTGCCATGGAGTATTAGTTGTAATCAGAGTTGTTACATCAGACGTTGAAACACCAGAACCACTACCAACACTACCTGTTGTCTTGAGAACTCTGCCCATTAAGAACCCTCCTCAAAACCCATGACTTGAATGTTTACATCTACTGTTCCATTATTTTTAACATACAATTTATCATTGTTAGATAAGACTAAGCCAGTTCGTTCTATTTCAGAAAATGTTGTATCAGTTTCTAAACGACCTGATTGAGCAACAGCATCAAAATTACCAACCCTTTTATCTGTGCTATCTGCATCTGATAGTATTAAAGTATTACTGTCTATTTGCAGATTATAATATGAAGTACCTGTTACCTCAGTCCAAGTTCTAAAATCAGAAGTAATCCAACCATGATTGTTTGCACTAAGTGGGTTTTCTGACGATCCTTCGTTTACATACCAAAGTTTATCTCCAACTCTCCATGTGGGTGACATTCGCCAGTTGTTATTTGTTCTATCCCAACCAGATGGCATAAGATGTGTAATGTCAGTAAATGGATTTAAATCACCAAGACCTGATGATGCTGCTGCTATAGAGGAATAAGATGTTGTTTGTGCGGTAGCTTGATGAGAAGTAAAGAGAGCTTCCAACTTAGGCCCATCCATTTCCATCATAACAAAGCCGCCTCCATCATCCTCCCAAAAACAAGCATAAACTTTGTCTGCATGAGGATTGTAATCAACCCATTTTAAAGAAGAACCATCAAAGTTTGAGTTATTAGAGGTAAAACTAATTCTTAGCGCATAACCGTTGCCAGTATTATTATCAGGTTTGATATAATTATTACTAAGTGATGGAGTCCAACCTTTATAAATGTGAAAAGAAACCGTACCAGAGCTTGTAGAACCCATACCAAGAACACCACCTCTGGCCATTAGTATTGTTCTATAAAAAGATTGTTGGGAAGAACCGCCAACGTTTTGATAATACCACGAACTAGTGCTTTCTTGGCTTTCGTATATACCACCATTATCGTTTGATATATAACCCCATCCCTGATATCTATTACTATTTAGCGACCAAAATGGATTGCTGTGTGTATAAGGGTCACAAGTAAAAGCCTCGCCAGTATAGTTTAAGTTTTGATTGGTTGTATAACTTGCAGGTGTATTGTTATTAAATTGAACTTTCCAATGATTAGGATAATCGGCAGCATAAGTAGAAGCGTTTACTGAATAAATCGTATTGTTGTTTAAAAATGGTATATGCCTACCAGAAGGATTAAAGTCTTTGGCTCCCCCTGTAACATTGGGAATAAGGTATGCTGCCGTAGTATAAAGTCCATTAACAGTACTTGCGGAACCACCATCAACAATATTTGCAAAAGCTGTACTGTTTTGCATAGTCATAGAACCATCTACGGCAGTAGCAGCAGAGTTAAAAAACACAATAGGAGTTGTTTCAAAGTTCCTAGAAGTTGTATCAATTTGAGTTGTTAATTCTGGTGATACTGTTGCACTATCTATTGCCATAGATACTTTTGCATCTGTCGTAGTGCTTAATGATTTAGTTAATATGGTTGCTGATACTGCGCCTCCAGAACTATTTGTATAAACTAGCTGAGTTCTCCCACTTGGAACAACCGCAGCCGCTAATCTTCCACTTGCCATCTGTTATCTCCTTATGCCGTTGCCAAGTAATGAGCCTTGGCAGAACTAACCCCTGCCGATACTCCACTTAAATTTGATCCATCTACTGCAGGAAGTTTCCCTGTAGCATCTAGTTTTACTAATT